CTACCCCCGCACGAACCCGTCGATCAGCTCGACGAGCTCGGCGGCCGAATCCTCCTGCAGGAAATGGCCGCCGGGCACGATGCGGTGGGGCTGGCCGTGCGCGCCGGGGACGCGCTCGATGAACGGCTTCTCGCCGCCCGCGGTGACGGCGTCGCGGTCGCTGAAGGCGGTGACAACGGGGCGGTCGAAGCGGCCCAGCACCGCCCATGCGGCCTTGTTCTCGGTGACCGAGGCGTGTTCGGGGGTGACGGGCACCAGCGTCGGGAAGATCCGCGCCCCGGCCTTGTAGCTCTCGTCCGGGAAGGGCGCGTCATAGGCGGCGATCTCGGCCGCGCTCAGTTCGCGCACCGTGCCGCGATTGAGGATCGCACCCACCGAGAACTCGGCGACCGACTGGCTGTAGGCGCGCCACTGCTCGAAGCCCTTCGACCAGCCGGTGCCGACGGGCAGCCCGGTGTTGGCGATGACGAGCCGCGCAAAGCGTTCCGGGAAGGCCGCGACGAGACGCAGGCCGATCAACCCGCCCCAGTCCTGGCAGAACAGGGTGATGTCGTGCAGGTCGACGCCGACCAGCCAGTCGCTCATCCACGCGACGTGGCGCTCGTAGGTATAGTCGCTGAGCGCGGCGGGCTTGTCCGAGCGGCCGAAGCCGACCAGGTCGGGGGCGATGACGCGGTGGCCCCGGGCCGACAACGGCCCGACGAAGTGCCGGTACAGGTACGACCAGCTCGGCTCGCCGTGCATCAGCAGCACGGGCGGGGCGTCGTACGGACCTTCGTCGAGGTAGTGGATGCGCAGCGCCTCGCCCGATTCGGCATCGGTGACGGTGCGATAGTGCGGCGCGAAGGAGTAGTCGGGCAGGCCGGCGAAGCGGTCGTCGGGCGTGCGCAGGACCTGCATGGTGTGTTCCCCCAGTTTGGATGGACGGTGCGGGGGGCAGGGGGCGGCGTCAAGGCGGGGGTTGTGGAATGCTGCTGCGGGCGGGGAAAGCGGCGCAAGCGCGCCGCACCCACCCCCGACCCTCCCTGAAGAGGGAAGGGGGAAGATAGACGAACCATATACGCACAAAACGCTTGACTAGCGCAACGCTTTCGGGTAAACAAATCCCAGCCTGACGAATCGCGTCCACGGCGAACCCGCAATTTCCGCGCTGCCTGCCCCGACCGGCCCACTGGCCGTCGCCGAACGGCGCGCGCCTGTCCCGAAAGGTCCCGGCCGATGCCACACCGTACGCCTGCGCTCGCCGATCCGGTTCGTGCCGCTGCCTATTTCGCGGCGCTGACCGAGACGCGTTCGATGGTTGCCGCTGCCAGGGCGGCGGGAATCCATCATGCCACGGCTGTCGCCTTTCGCCGCCGCAATCGCGATTTCGCGGCGCGGATCAACGCCCTGCTCGGTCGACCGGTCGATTACGATCGCCGGCTCAAGCATATCGGCGTCACGTCACGGCATGTGTTCCTCGACAAGCTTGCCGAGTCGGGGTGCGCGAAAACGGCGGCGGATGCCGCAGGTGTACCGCCATCCACGGTCTATACACTCCGCAATCGCGACATGGCCTTCGCCGCCGCCTGGGCGGAAGCACGCGACGAGGCCACCGATCGCGCCTTCGGTCGCCTGCTGCATCAGGCGATCCACGGTTTCGTCAACGTCGATGTCGTCGGCGGGGTCGAAAAGCGCAGCGTGCGCCACGAAGCCGGAACCGTGCTCAAGCTGCTCGACCGCTATGACGCGAAGCGCAGCCGTCAGCCGGGTACGGGACGTTTTGTCGAACTGACCCCCGAACGCGTTGCGGCGGCGCGGACGTCGATCCTGCGCCGCCTCAACGACGGCGGCAGCCTGATTACCATGGCGGAGGCCGTGCGGGCTGCCGGGCTGCTGCCCGCCACGACGCCTGCGGCCGCGGCATGAGCGCCGACGATGTCACCCCCGAACAGGTCGCGGGAATCGCTGCAGATGACGCCGTCGCGGTCGCCGAGTCCTTCATGGTGCGCGGACCGCAGCGGCCGCCGGAGGGCGACTGGACGACCTGGCTGATCCTTGCCGGTCGCGGCTTTGGCAAGACCGCGACGGGGGCGGCGTTCATCGACACGCTCGCGACCGGCTGCCCCGGCGCGCGCATCGCGCTGATCGCCGCGACCGCCGCCGACGCGCGGGCGGTGATGGTCGAGGGCGAGGCCGGACTGCTAACGCGCAACCCCGGAATCGACTTCTCGCCGGCGCGCCGCCGCCTCGCCTGGCCAGGGGGGTCGTCGGCGATGCTGTTCTCGGCCGCCGACACCGAACAGGTTCGCGGCCCCAGCTTTCATTTCGCCTGGGGCGACGAGGCGGCGCACTGGGATCGCGGCGACGCGGTACTGGCGAACCTGCGCATGGCGCTGCGGCTGGGCGACCATCCGCGCCTGCTGCTGACCACGACGCCGCGGCCGCTGCGCTGGCTCAAGGAACTCGCCGTCGCCCCCGGCGTGGTGACGACGCGCGGGCGGACGGCGGACAATGCCGCCAACCTGCCGGCACCCTTCGTCGAAGGACTGACGCGCGATTATGCCGGCACGGCGCGCGGGCGGCAGGAGCTCGACGGCGAGTTCGTTGATGCGACCGAGGGCGCGCTGTGGTCGCGCGACGGGCTCGAGGCGTGCCGCATCGGCTCGCCGCCCGCCTGCGTCCGCATCGTCGTCGCGGTCGATCCGCCGGCCGGGGTAGGGGCGCGCGTCGACGCCTGCGGGATCGTCGTCGCGGGGCTGGACGCCAAGGGGCAGGGCATCGTGCTCGCCGATCGCAGCGTCCAGGGCCTGCAGCCCGCGGCCTGGGCGCGCGCCGTGGTCGCGGCGGCCGACGACTATGGTGCCGACCTGGTGATCGCCGAGGCGAACAACGGCGGCGCGATGGTCACCCACACGCTGCGCGGCGTCGACAGCAACCTCAACGTCCGCGCCGTCCACGCCAGCGCCGGCAAGGTAGCGCGCGCCGAGCCCGTCGCGGCACTCTACGACGCCGGCCGCGTCAGCCACGCGGGCGTGTTCCCCGACCTCGAGGACGAGCTGTGTGCGCTCGGCCGCGGCGGCGCGTGGGACGGCCCGGGGTCGCCCGACCGCGCCGACGCGCTGGTCTGGGCACTGACCGAGCTGATGCTGGGCAAGCGCCGCGGCGAGCCGGGCGTACGGATGTTGTGAGGATCGCCTCTCCCGCTTGCGGGAGAGGGCGACACGCGCCGCTGCAGCGGCGCGGCGGGGTGAGGGTGTCCCTCTCCCCGCGCACCCATGCCGAGCGAGACACCCTCACCCCGGGCCGCGGCTGTCGCCGCGTCTCTCGCCCTCTCCCGCAAGCGGGAGAGGGGAAGGAGCCAAACCATGAAATTCCCCTTCCTCACCAAGCGCGCCCGCGCGTCCGCGCCGCGCGTGCCGTGGCTCAGCGCCTGGGCGCAGTCCGACCCGCCGCGCAGTTACGAGGCGCAGGTGCGCGCTGCCTTCCTCGCCAATCCGGTGGCGCAGCGCAGCGTGCGGCTGATCGCGGAAGGCGTCTCGGGGGCGCCGATCCAGTCGAGCCCCGCCGGGCATCCGGCGCTGGCGCTGCTCGGCCGCGACGGCGCGCTGCTGGAAACCATCGCGGCGAACCTGCTGCTGCACGGCAATGCCTATGTCGAGGTCGCGCTCGGTGCCACCGGCCTGCCCGTCGCGCTGTACGCGCTGCGCCCCGAGCGGGTCGTGGTGGAGGCCGATGCGAGCGGCTGGCCGGTGGCGTACCTTTACCGCGCCGGTGACGTCGCGACGCGCTATCCGGTCGCGACGCGCGGCGACGTGGCGGGGCTGCTCCACCTGCGGGCGTATCATCCGCTCGACGATCACTACGGCCTCGGCTGCCTGGGGGCGGCGGCAAGCGCGGTCGATGTGCACAACGCGGCCGCCAAGTGGAACAAGTCGCTGCTCGACAATGCCGCGCGGCCATCGGGGGCGCTGGTCTACGAGCCCGGCGACGGATCGGCGCTGTCGGCGGCGCAGTACGAGCGCCTCAAGGACCAGATGGGTGAACAATATATGGGTGCAGCCAATGCCGGGCGCCCGATGCTGCTCGATGGCGGGATGCGCTGGCAGCCGCTGTCGCTGACGCCTGCCGAGATGGACTTCGTCCGCGTCCGCGACACCGCGAGCCGCGAGATCGCGCTGGCCTTCGGGGTGCCGCCGATGCTGCTCGGCCTGCCCGGCGACGCGACCTACGCCAATTACCGCGAGGCCAACATGGCACTGTGGCGGCTGACGCTGCTGCCGCTGTGCGCGCGCATCCTGGGCGGCCTGTCGCGGCACCTGGCAGACTGGTGGCCGGGCCTGGTGCTCGACATCGACCGCGACGCGATTCCGGCGCTGTCGGAGGACCGCGCGCGGCTGTGGGGACAGGTGGCGAGCGCCGCCTTCCTGTCCGACGACGAGAAGCGCGCATTGCTGGGAGTGAACGCATGAATGTCAGCAAGCTGCTCGCCGCGGCGAGTGCGCAGGGTGCCGATGCGGCACAATTGATCGAGCTGGTCGAGGCCGCGAGCGAGGCAGGCGCGACGCGCGCGCTGAACCGCATCGGCCTGCACGACGAGGCGGCGGGCAAGGATATCGGCGACCTGCGCCAGCTCGTCCAGGGCTGGCGCGACGCCAAGTCGAGCGCGGTGCGCGCTGTCGTCACCTGGGCGGTGCGCGGCCTGATCGCGCTGCTGCTGCTCGGTCTCGCGATCAAGCTGGGGATGGTGCGGTGAGGCTGGCGGGGTACGCCAGCATCTTCGACGCGCCCGACAGCGGCGGCGACGTCGTGCGGCGCGGCGCCTTCGCCGGTGCGAAGCGCGTGCCGCTGCTGTGGCAGCACGCGACCGACGAGCCGATCGGGTTCGTCGAGAGCCTTGCCGAGGACGCGCGCGGCCTGCGCGTCGTGGCACGCCTCGCCGACACGCGGCGGGGCGCGGATGCGGCTGTGCTGCTCAAGGCCGGGGCCATCGACGGCCTGTCGTTCGGCTACCGGGTGCGCGCCAGCCGCCCGGGGCGGGGGACGCGCGAACTGCTCGCGCTCGACCTGCTCGAAGTCTCGCTGGTGACCTTTCCGATGCAACGCGCGGCGCGGGTGATCGCCTTCGCCGAGGATTCTCAAGGAGAAACTGCATGACCTATGAAACCAAGGCCGACGCGCTCGTTGACGCGTTCGGGGGCGTGTTCGAGACCGTCACCGACACCACCGCATCCGACATCGCCGCGCTGAAGGCCGATGTCGCGCGGCTCAACGCCCTGCCGCTCAGCCGCCCGGCGCTCAAGGCCGGCGCCCCTGCCGCGCACGGCTTTACCGAGCGCTACCTGCGCAAGGGCCTCGAGATCGCCGAGACCAAGTCGCTCAACGGCACCACGCCGGGCGAGGGCGGCGTCGCGGTGCCGCGCGAGATCGACGCCGCGATCGACCGGGTGCTCAAGTCGATCTCGCCGATCCGCTCGATCGCGCAGGTCGTCCAGATCGGTTCGGCGGGCTACCGCAAGCTGATCGCGGTCGGCGGCATCGCCAGCGGCTGGGTCAGCGAGACGGGCCCGCGCCCCGAGACGGCGACCGACGCCTTCCAGGAAGTCGCGCCGCCGATGGGCGAGCTGTACGCCAACCCGGCCGCGAGCCAGGCGATGCTCGACGATGCGATGTTCGACGTCGAGGGCTGGCTGGCGGGCGAGATCGGCCGCGAGTTCGCGCGCGCCGAGGGCGTCGCGTTCGTCAACGGCGACGGCCTGACCAAGCCCAAGGGCTTCCTGACCTATCCGACGAGCATCGCCGACGACGCGACGCGCCCCTTCGGCACCGTCCAGTACCTGCCGAGCGGGTCGACGACGGGCTTTGCGAGCGCCGACAAGCTGATCGAGCTCGTCCACGCGCTGCGCGCGCCGTACCGCCAGGGCGCGTGCTTCGTGATGAGCGCCGCGACGTTGTCGAAGACGCGCCAGCTGAAGGACACGACGGGCCAGTATTTGTGGCAGCCCGCGATGACCGCCGGCCAGCCCGCGACCCTGCTCGGCTACCCGGTCGTCGAGGCGGAGGCGATGCCCGACATCGCGACGAACAGCCTGGCCGTGGCGTTCGGCAACTTCGAGGCCGCGTACCTGATCGCCGACCGCACCGCGACGCAGGTGCTGCGCGATCCCTATTCGAACAAGCCGTTCGTGCACTTCTACGCGACGCGGCGCGTCGGCGGGGCGCTGGTCAACGCGCACGCGCTGAAGCTGATGCGGTTTTCGGTGAGCTGACGTGATCTGCCCCCCTCCCTTCTTCCAGGAGGGGGGCAGAACCCCCCCGCGCCCCCCATCCAAAGGAACCACTATGTCCATCACCGCCGCCTCGGTGGAGGCGAACGGCTGGGTGCTGCGCCTGACCGTCACGGGCAGCCCCGGTAGCTTCGCATCCTACGCGCTCGATCCCGACGGCACGCCCAGGGTGTCGCTCGCCGTCACGCACCCCGGCTTTGCGCCGTCGGGAGGGGTCGCGGTCGCCACCCCGCTCGCCCGCACCCTCGTCGCCACGAAGCCGCTCCGCAAGCCGACCAACCCCGCCTCGCCCACCACCTTCCTCGTCGACGAGACCGACAACGGCGACGGCACCGTCACCGTCCGCCTCGCGCTGTCGGACTATGTCCACGTCACCGAGACGAGCGTCACCCTGTCCGTCCTGGCAGGCTGGCGCAGCGGCGAGGCCGCGGCTGCGGGCATCGCCGTCACCAATGCATCGACCTTCGTCGCCGCCATCCCGATCTTCCGCTGGGCGAAGCTCGGCTACCGCGTCGAGACCGGCAGCTTCGACGTCGATCTCGTCGCCTTCTCGCACCACCCGCAGGGTCTCGCGCCCGTTGCAGGCGTCAAGTTCACCGTCACCGACGGCACCACCGTCAAGACCGTCTGGGCGACCGCTCTCTCGACCTCGACCGCCTATGGCGACAGCTTGCGCTGTTACCGCGCCACCATCGACCCCGCGACCGCGACGGCGCTGACCGCCGGGCTGCTGCGCTGCGATGCCGAGGTCTATCCGTGGCTCGGCGCCATGCGCTCGACCGATCCGGCGGGCACGCGCAGCATGACCGCGCTCGGGGTCGAGGGCTATGCCGACAAAACGCAGCGCCCCCACGTCGTCGGCTACGATCCAGCCGGCACGCGCTACGGCGGGCGCTTCCTGTTCGTAGACCCGGCGGGCACGACGACGCCCAGCGCCGCGATGGTCCAGACGAGCCACGCGGCGGCGAAGGCACTGCCTGTCGGCCAGCGCCCCGCGACCTGGTCGGTGGCGAACCAGGCGCTCTACCTCCAGAACATCACGCTGGCGGCGGCGAACGGCCAGGCCAGCGCGACCCGTTCGTCCGACAGTGCGTTCATCCGGCTCGCCGCGGGGACGCACGTGCCCGGTACGCAGACCGGCACCAGCGGCCTGACCAACGATGAAATCCCCAGGATCATCGAGGGCGACCCCGACGACCCCAACCCGCGCGCCAACTGCATCTTGCAGACGGCGGCGGCGGTCCTCCTCCGCGGTAGCAAGACCGAGTTCCGCAACATGACGCTGGAGGTCGGTGGAACGGCGTTCCCGGCAGGCACCTATGTCGCGCTCGACAACGTCGAGCTGCGCGGCAAGACGGGCAGCGAGTCGAACACCGCCGCGCCGTTCCTGGGAATCGCCACCGACCGGCACGGGCTGAACGCCGTGCGGACGCGCTGGTGGCGGTCGGGCAGCCGCTTCGGGCTGGGCGCGCAGGTCGGACTGATGCGGAACTGCGAATGGAGCCGCACCGCTGCCGCCAGCGCCATCATCGGCGGGCGTTTCATCCGCGAGTCGGAGGACGGCCTGATCGGCGGAAGCACCGATGCCATCGGCGGCATGGGAACCCCGACGCTCGGCAACAGCGAAGATACGGTGATCACCGGGGTCGACCTGCGCGGCGTCCGGGGCCGCGTCATGGCGGTTGCGGGCATCCCGGCAGCGACCGCCGGAACGCCGAACCAGAGCGTCCGCCGCGCGATCTTCGTCAACAACCAGTGCGAGCGCATCAACGACACGCAGCCGTTCTTCTCGAACGGCGAGGATAGCCTCGCGACGATGAGCTACAACATCGTCGAGGGCAACACCTTCGCCGGTGAACGCTGCAACCTGTTCTACTCCGACCCGCCGGTCACGACCGCCGCGCTGACCTACACCCAGCTCAACCAGGCGTTCGGCAACCGGGTCGCCAACAACGCCTTCGACTGGGCGGCGACCAAGCACGATGCTTTCTTCGACTCGGCGGTCGCGGCGATCCGCGGCAACGGCGACGGCTACCGCCCGCAGTCGGTCGAGACCTGGTCGATCCTCTACGGCGTCGGCTGGGAGGGTAACATCGACTTCGGGCGGCACCCGTCGGCGGGCAACTTCAAGTTCGAGTACTTCGGGCGGCGCAGCGCGCAGGTGATCGGCGGCGCACCCGCCTATGCCGACGACCGCAGCGTCTTTGGCACGGGCGCAGGCGGCGGCAGCTATCGCCCGTCCGCGACGTCGCTGGCGATCGGGCGCGGGCGCCGCGGCAACGTCGACCGCGACCGCACCGGCACGGCGCGCGGCGCGACCTTCGCCAGCGGTGCCAACGAGGCACCGGCGGCGGCGGCGGTCGTGCTGGCCCCCGCCGGCGCGCGCTCGGCATCGCTCGCGGGCACGCCGCTGCTCGGCTGGTCGGGGGCGCTGAGCCCCGCCGGCGCGCGCAGCCTGCAGCTGGCGACGTCACCGGTGGTCCGCTGGTCGGCGACCCTGTCGCCCGATGGGTCGTCGCTCGCGTCGCTGGCCGGATCGCCGCTGCTCAGCCTCGACACGCTGATCCTCGCGCCAGCCTCGACCCGCCACGGCACGCGTGATTTCGGGGCGGCGGTGCTGCCCGACCTGGTGTTCGCGACGCCGCGCCTCGTGCGCATCTCGGGCGAGGTGCGCGTGCAGATCGTCGAACCGGACCGGCTGCTGCTGGTCTGCTGAATCCTTTCACCACCACTGGAGACTTGTCATGGCAAAATTCGTCAATCCCGCCGTCCTCGACGGCGCGCTGAACCTCGTCGCGACCGCGACGCGCATGGTCGCCGTCGCCGGCCAGCCCGCGACCTACGCCGCCGCCGACGCGGGCAAGCTCGCCGAGGCGACGCTCGCGGCCGGTGACTTCGCCCTCGCCGCGGGCGACATCTCGGGTCGCAAGGTGATTGTTGCGGCCAAGTCGGGACTGAGCGTCGCCGCGGCGGGCACCGCCGACCATATCGCGCTGCTCGATCCGGCGACCTCGACCCTGCTCTACGTCACCACCTGTCCGGCGCAGGCGCTGCCCGCGGGCGGCACGGTGAGCATCGGGACGTGGGCGGTGGAGATCGGGTCGCCGAGCTGAAGCGCGGCCCCCTCTCCCGCTTGCGGGAGAGGGCGACTCGCGCGGCGACAGCCGCGCGGCGGGGTGAGGGTGTCCCTCACCCCGCGCACGCGCTTGCCGGCAAGACACCCTCACCCCGGGCCGCGCTGACGCGCGTCTCTCGCCCTCTCCCGCAAGCGGGAGAGGGGAAGGAGCCACCATGACCATCTTCCTGAAGGACCCCCAGGCGGGGATCGACTACGCCGTCGACTGGGGCACGGCCTATCTGCAGGGCCAGACGATCACCGGATCGGTGTGGGCCGTCACCCCCGACGAGGCCGAAGGCGTGCGCGTCACCGGCGAGCTGGGCAGCGCGACGCGCACCGCCGCGACGCTGGCCGGCGGCGAGCCGGGCAAGGTCTATCGCGTCGCCAACCGCGTGACGCTGAGCGATGGGCGTACCGACGAACGCTCGGTGACGCTGCGCGTCGAGCAACGCTGATGATCGCCGCGGTAACCCCGGTCGGGGTCGACGAGGTCAAGGCGTATCTGCGCCTCGACGACGGCCATGAGGATGCGGTGATCGCCGGACTGGTTCGCGCCGCCACCGACATGGCGGAAGCATTCACCGGCCGCTGGCTAATCGCGCGCGACTTCACCGCGACCCTGCCCGCAAGCGGCGGGTGGCAGCGGCTGATGCCGATGCCCGTCGTCGCGATCACCGGCGTGGCGGGTCCCGACGGACCGCTACCCGCATCCGCCTACGAGATCGACATCGACCGCCACGGTGTCGGCTGGGTGCGGCTGCTGACCGGCGACGCGACGGTGCGCGTCACCGTCTCGGCGCGTGCGGGACAGGCGGCCGACTGGAACGGCATTCCCGAAAGTGTCCGCGCCGGCATCGTGCGCTGCGCGGCGCAACTGTTCGCGGCGCGCGACGACGCGGCCGACGGCCTGCCCGCCGGCGTGACCGCGCTGTGGCGGCCGTGGCGCGCGCTGGCGGTCTAGAACCGTCCCTCTCCCTCAAGGGGAGAGGGACTTCCCTGGAGACAATCATGACCGAATTCAGCGGCTCCTTGCGCGAGCGCGTCGCGCTCGAGGACTGGGCGGGGACGCCCGAGGGCGGCGAATGGCTGCCGGGCGGCGACGCCTGGGGGGCGCTGGTGCCTGCCGACCAAGGCCCCGCCGTGCTGGGCGAGGGGCGCGTCGCGCGGCCGCGCTACCGGCTGACGCTCCGCGTCCGCGACGTCTCGCTGACGACGCGCGTGCGCTGGCGCGGGCGTGTGCTGAGCGTGCTGCGCGTCGAGCCCGATCCGCGCGCGCGCGACCGCACGACCCTGTTGGTGGAGGACCGCGGATGACCGAATTCCAGACACTGTTGCGTGCCATCGAGGCACGCGGCCGCGACGTCGCGGTGGCGGCTGTGACGCGCGCGGGCGATGCGCTGGCGGCCGCGGCGATCGCCGAACTGCCGGGCGTCGCGGTGGCGCGCGACGGCAGCGACGTGCTGCTGACCGCGCCGCGGCTGCGCGCCCGGGCGTTCGGCTCGCGGCGCGCGCTGCCCGACCCGCGCTTGACCGGATTGGTTCGATGAGCGCGAGCCTCGCGGTCCAGGCGACGCTGCGCGCGGCGCTGAAAGACATCGCGCCGGTGTTCGACGCCGTGCCGGTGTCGTCACGCGCGCCCTATCTGACGATCGGCCCCGACAGCATGACCGACTGGTCGACGAAGACGAGCCGGGGCCGCGAGCATCGCGTTCTGATCGGCGTGTGGGACGACGCGCCGGGCCGCACGCGCGTCAAGGCGCTGCTGGGGCAGGTAGAGGCCGCCGTCCTGGGCCTGTCGGGCACGACCGGGGGCGTCCGCATCGCGCACGTCCTGTTCGTTCGCAGCTTCGTCGAACGCGATCCCGAAGGCTGGAGCCACGGCGTCGCCGATTTTCGCATCCGTACCGAGGAGATCTGACATGGCTTCCGAAAAGGGCTCGGCCTTCCTGTTGAAGGTCGGCGACGGGGCGGTGCCGCCCGCCTACACGACGATCGCCGGGCTGCGCACGACGCAGCTGAGCGTCAACGCCGACACCGTCGTGATCACCAACAAGGGCTCGGGCGGCTGGCGCGAGCTGCTGTCGGGGGCGGGCGTGCGCTCGGTGTCACTCAGCGGCGCAGGCGTGTTCTCGGGCACTGTCGCCGAGGCGCGCGTCAAGGCGTCGGCGCTGGCCGGCACGCTCGACGATTATCAGGTGTCGTTCGAAAGCGGCGAGCGGCTGACCGGGCGCTTCCTGATCACGCGTCTCGACTATGCCGGCGATTTCAACGGCGAGCGGACCTACACGCTGGCGCTCGAAAGCTCGGGCGAAGTGGTGGTGTCGTGAACGCTGCCGCCGATCTGTCTGGCGCAAGCGCCAACCCGGTACGCGGCGAGGCCGCGCTCGAGGTCGCCGGCCGCACGGTGGTGCTGCGCCCGACCTTCGCGGCCCTGGTCGCTGCAGAGACCGAACTGGGGCCGTTGTTCGAACTCGTCGAGCGTGCTGCGGGCGGCGGCTTGACGCTCAGCGAACTTGCCGGGCTGCTGTGGCATTGCGCCATCGATCCCGGCGATCGTGCGGCGTTCGGCGAGGCGCTGGTCGCGGGCGGCCTCGCGGCGGCGACGCCGGCGTTGCGCGTCCTGCTCGGGCAGATCCTGGGTGGGCGCTGACTTCGCGTCCGCTGCCGCGCGCGCCGCGCACATCGCGCAGGCGCTCGGCTGGACCCCCGACATTTTCTGGGCGGCGACACCCGCCGACCTGCGCCTGGCGCTCGGTCCGCCGCTCGAAGCGCCGGGCGACGGCGACGTGCTCAGACGCCTGATGGAGGCCTTTCCCGATGGATGAGTTGGACACCCTGGTGGTGCGCGTGCGCGCCGACACCAGCGGCTTCACGAGCGGCGTCGCCGACATGCGCGCGCAGCTCGACGGGCCCTTGGCCAATGGGCTGGAGAATGCCGGACGGGGCCTCGAACGCGCACTGGGCCGCGCCGTGACGAGCGGCAAGTTCGGCTTCGACGACCTGAAGCGTGTCGCCATATCGGCACTCGCCGACATCGCCGCGAGCGCGGTGAAGGCCGACCTCGGCGCGCTGTTCGGCGGCGGCGGAGGAGGAGCGGGCGGGCTGCTCGCCTCGATCGCCAGCCTGTTCGGCGGCAAGCCGGGCCGTGCGACCGGCGGCCCCGTCACCGGGGGCAGCGCGTACCTCGTCGGCGAGCGCGGCCCCGAGCTGTTCGTGCCGACCGCCGCGGGCCGCGTCCAGCCGCTGACCGGACGCGGCACGGTCAACGTCACGGTCAACGTCGCCGCGCCGCGCGATGCCGCCCCGCGCGTCATGGCGCAGACCGGCGCGCAGGTCGCCCGCGCCGTGTCGCGCGCGCTCGACAAGGCGGGTGCGTGATGGGGCACTGGCTTGCAACCCCTGCCGATCGGCAGCGCACCGATTGGGTCAAGCGCTTCGATCCGCGCTTCTGGACGGTCGACTTTCCGCGTCCGATGCTGGCGTCGGTGGTCACCACGGGGCCGCGTTCCCTGCGCGTCGATCTCGCGTTCCAGCAGCCGGGCGACCTCGCGGGGCTGATCTGGGCGAGCGAGGACCGCTGGGACCATCCGCTGCTCGGCTATGCGACCAACTGCGACTATCGCGGCTGCACCTTGCGCTTCCGCTGGCAGGCGTCGGGGGTGATCCCGCTCGATGCCGTCGGCGGCCCGGTGCTGACGATCGAGGGGCGCGACGCCGGTGGCGAACCGCGCACCTGGTACGTCCGCCTGTGGAACTATGCCGAAGGCACGCCCGGCGACTGCACGGTCGCGCTCGACTTCGACGCGCTCGACGGCGGCTTCCTGCTGCCTGCCGAGGCGAACCGCGTCTGGGCCGGCGACATCGACCGCATGTTCGTGTCGCTGGTGCCGGCGGGCGGTGCGGGCGCGGGGGTGCTCGAGCTGTCGGACATCGCCTGCGACGGGCCGGGCTCGGTACTGGCGATCGGCGACGCCTTCGTGCCGCCGCACGCCCTGCGCATCGCGAGCGGCTACGACGACAGCTACAATTTGACGCCGGCGCGGTTGGTGCGGAACTGGCAGCAGCTCGGCTACACGGATGTCGTCGACCATTATGTCGGGATGAGCCACTTCCCGGCGCTGGGGCCGGACGGGCTCGCCAGCGGCGGGATCGCTGGGCCGGCGGCGGCATGGCACGCCGACCTGCTGGCGCGCTGCCGCGACGCGGGGTTCGAGGTCATCTGCTCGCTGTCTTTCGAGCTGTTCGACGCCGTGTGCCCCGCCGACTGGAAGCAGCGCGACGCCGATGGGGTGCCCGCCGCGACGGGCTACACGCCACCCTCGACCCTGCTGTCGCCGTGCTCGGCCCCCGCGATGGCGTGGCTGCAGGGCATCGCCGCCGACTTCGCCGCCCTCGCGCGGGCTGCCGGGCAACGCGTCCGCTTTCAGGTCGGCGAGCCGTGGTGGTGGGCGGGGCCCGACCAGCGGCTGTGCGCCTATGACGCCGCGACGCGTGCCGCTTACCTCGCCGGGACGGGGCGCACCGCTCCCGAGATCCGCGACGTGCGCGGCATGTCGACGGCAGCAAAGCGCGACTTCCTCGATTGGCTCGGCACCAAGCTTGGTGCTGCGACGCTCGCCCTGCGCGACGCGGCGGGGGCGGACGAGACGCTGCTGCTGTTCTACGCGCCGCAGGTCGCACGCACCGACGCCCCCGACCTGGTGCGTGCCAACCTGCCCGCGGCGTGGGCGAGTCCGGCGTTCGATATCCTCCAGCTCGAGGACTATGACTTCGTCACCGGCGGCGACTTCGCCGGACAGGCGCGCACCCGCGCATTGGGCGACGCGCTCGGCTACCCGCTCCACCGCCAGCACTATCTGTCGGGCTTCGCGCTCGGCCCCGCCGACTGGCCGCGCATCGCCGCCGCGGCGGACGCGGCGCGCGCGCGAGGCGTCGCCGAGACCTTCCTCTGGGCCTGGCCGCAGATCGCGCGCGACGGGCTGACCTGTTTCGACATCGCAGGAGACGAGACCGTGCCGGCCCTCCACGACGTGCGCTTCCCCCTCGACCTCGGCTACGGCGCGAGCGGCGGGCCGCAATTCTCGACGCAGGTCGTCACGACGGGCTCGGGCTTCGAGCAGCGCAACAGCGGCTGGGCGGATGCGCGCCTCCACTACGACGCCGGCGTCGGGGTGCGGTCGGAAGCCGACCTGAGCGCGCTGATTGCCTTTTTCCGTGCCCGGCGAGGGCAGGCGCACGCCTTCCGCTTCAACGACCCGCTCGACCATGATGCCATCACCGAGCCGCTGGGGCAGGGCGACGGGGTGCGCACGCGCTTCGCGCTGACGAAGACCTACGGTGAGGGCGAGGACGCGCAGGTGCGACGCATCACGCGGCCGGTGGCGGACAGTGTCACGGTGACCGTCGACGGCGTCCCGGCGACCGGCTGGACCCAAGGCGACCTCGGCAACGTCGATTTCGCGACGGCGCCGCCGCCCGGCGCGCGGGTCGCGGCGAGTTTCGCCTTCGACGTCCCCGTCCGCTTTGCCGAGGACCGCATCGACGTCGGGCTGGCGGGATGGCGCGCCGGCGAGCTGCCGTCGGTCCCCCTGATCGAGGTGCGTGAGGCATGATCGACGCCGAAGTCACGACCCTCGCCATCCTGTGGCGCATCGCGCGCGCCGACGGGGTGACTATGGGGTTCACCACGCACGACGCGCCGCTGGTCGTCGGCGGGCTGACCTACGACAGCGCGCCGGGCATGGTGCCGTCGGCAATCTCGACCGGCGACGGGCTGGAGGTCGACACGATGGAGGTCGCAGGCGCGCTGTCGGCCGCCGCGATAACCGCCGCCGACCTGGGGGCCGGGCGCTACGACGGTGCGCGCGTGCAGGTCTCGATCGTCGACTGGCGCGATCCCGGCGGACCGGTGCTGCCGCTGGCGCGCGGCACGCTGGGCGAGGTCTCGCAGAGCACCAGCGGAACGGGCGGCAGCTTTACCGCCGAACTGCGCGGGCCGACCGCGGCGTTCGACGCGAGCATTGTCGAGCTCTGCTCCCCCGAATGCCGCGCCGAACTCGGCGACGCGCGCTGCCGTGTCGACCTGGCGGGGCTGACGGTGGCAGCGACGGCGACCGAGGTCGAGCCGGGGCGGGTGTGGGTCGGTGCCGCCGACCCGCGCTTCGCGGGCGGCCGCCTGCGCGTGCTGGCGGGGCCGAATGCCGGGCTCGACCGCCGCATCGTCGATACCGGTGCGGAAACGCTCGACCTCGAAGAGCCTTTGCCCTTCGCGCTGGCACCGGGGACGCGCGTCGAGCTGCGCGAAGGCTGCGACAAGCGCTTCGCGACCTGCGCGGGGCGCTTCGCCAACGCGCTCAACTTTCGCGGCGAGCCCCATGTGCCGGGCGGCGACCTGCTGACGCGCTTTCCGGGGGTGTGA